GTTGGGCCTTTAAAACCATGATCCCAATAACGGTTCCATGGGAGTTCTGATCCTTCAGATGCTGGGAGAAAGCGGATAACTGCATAACCATTATTAGATTTATCTACAGTTGGTTTCCAGATTCGATCGTCGGTGTACTTATTACCTGATTGATTTGTATTAGTAGCTTCTGCTGCTTTTACAAGTTGATCGATTGCGTTACGATTACGTTTTAGATTTGCGAATGACATATTTTGTTTTCCTTATACTGAAATATATTTTTGTATGTACTGTAATATTATACAACATTTTGACTTTGTTGTACAGAGTATTTATTCAAAAAGAAGCTCATTTTGCCTTGGTAAAAAATTTAATTTCATTGCTTCAGCTTCAATCTTCTCTTTGATTAGTGGTGATATATACTTTTTAACATCCTCTGGATCTATATTAGTAATATCACATGCTTCAACTACGGCATCAATGTACCCTAGTTTTTTTGATAGAACCTGTTCTTCGATAAGTTTTGTAAACTTAGCACGGTTCATAAAATTTGTTTTTTCTTCGGTCATCTATCGAGTGCCCTTAATATGATAGTGTCTTTGTTAATCCTTCCATTTGGTTTTCCGGACTTAGTAGTAAGTTTGCCCCACTCTTTATTAATTTGATTAGGGGTCTTTTTAAGAGCCAGTGGTAAAAACTCCTCTGGCTTTCTTAATCTGATATTACGTGATACATCTTCATCTATTCCTTTAATAGTAGTACCACTCACTTCAAAGCCTTGTGCTAATCTACAAACTAATTCTGTAATTACCCTTGACTTTACATTAAACAAATATATTCTATTAGCACCAACAACATTAGTAGGATTAATAGAAACCAATTTATGTTCTTTTGACTCCTTAAGATAAGTTAATCTTGCAACTTGTTTATCTGCAGTTTTAACTTTAGGTGTTCTTGTTTTTCTCTGTGCTTTCTTAGAAGCCATATAACGTTCTGCATCGGTAACAATATCTTCTAAGAATTTCATATATGCCTTCTTTTCTCTAGCGGTCATATGTCTATATGCTTCTACTAGGTCCTCTGGCTTCTTTGTGATTAATTCTTGCATCTCTTTTAATTGAGGAAGATAATACTCATAAATTCCTCTAGCTGTATTATTAGGAGCATCTATCTTTTTTAATTCGTCATAAACAGATAGTCCAGTTACTTCTGGGAAAGCATCTATCTTTTCTTCTATACCAGCAATAAAATCAGAAGTACGTTCTTTTACAATATCTGCAATAGTACGTTTTGGTGCGGTGTCGACTTCTTCTTCTTCTTTTAATTCTGCTTTCTTTCTACCCTTTTCTAAAATCTCTGCAACTCTTTTTCTAATTACTTCTTCTCCATTCCAATTAGACGGAAAGGGATTACCTAAATTTTTCCAAGCAATGGTTGCAGATAAATATGGTAGAGCAGTAAAAGCCCACTCAGGTGCTTTTAGTGCTATCTGAACGTCTGCTTTCTTTAGATTTTTACGAATATAATCTTTTATAACTTGAGATAATTCTTTCTTGTCTACTTCCAACCGGAGGTAATCATTAAAGTGATTAAAGTTATTAGTAGGAGCAGCAGCAATACCTGTGCGTGCTCTACGAGAATAAACTTTTTTGATCTTTGCTCTTTTAGCCATAACACGATTCTTCCTCTATGATAATATTATTATATCATAGTTAAAAGGTCTTGTAAACCTTTTTTTATTAAAATTCTTCGTTAAGTTTAATTAGTTCTATCTCTCCATCACGATCACGACGATGTTTTACATAGCCTTCATGACACAGATATAACATAGTCTGTTCTATTAATTCATCGTCACGTTCTTTACGGTTGTTACGACCGATGGAGTACGAACAGTAAAATACTCCAATAATGCCTATTGCTAAAATGATAAGTGGATCTATACCAAACATATTATTCCTTTACTGCTATTGATAAATCTTCTGTCACATAAACACCATCAGTGAATTTCATAGAAGCAAGTATTTCATTGAACATAAACGGAGATAATGATATAACGTCATATCTACCGCTTTTAGCATTATATTGTCTCACGTATACATACTCATCACTCATAATAACCTGTGCATCTTCTTGACGATTATCGTTATCTACTATGGTTATAATTGTATGATCAAATTCGTTTTCGATACTGAACATTATCGGCGCATACTTGCAGCATCTACCGCAGCCTGTTTATTATCTTTACGGATCGGCATTAGATTAGATTTATGAGTGACTACAATACCAGCAATCTCATCGCCTGTGTATTTTGTACTTTCTTTACGAGTACCGTTACTGCATATAGTATCTGAAGTTGAAATTCTAGGGCTATTTTCACGATAGTTTGGAATCTCTGAACGATATTCAGATTTCTTACCAGTAACACCCATGCGCTTTAGAAACTCATCATGTTCCTGAAGTGTATTTTTCCAGCCAGGTTTCTTTTTCATTTTACGCTTCTTGTTATTCAAAGAAGACATTCCACGTACTAGATGCATAGTCATATTATTTACCTCACACAGTTTCATCAACAATACGAATATAATTTTGATCTTTCTCATTCTTTTTCATAAAGTGATAAAATAATCCATTTGATTTTGCAACATTCTCTATAGACATAGGGCCCTTCCAGCTATCTGTAGAAGATTCTGTTTCATAACCTGTTTGATTATTTTCTTCATCAAATCTTCTAATTGCTATGGTCCCTTTTATACTATCCATTTTATAATATTCTTTACGGGTTGTAAACCCCCCATTTTCTTTTTTTATATAATATCCTATAAAAAAAGTTTGATTTCTATTAGTGGTTCTATTTGTAACATATATTCTGTAAGTATCGCCGCTGTCATGAAGATTGTCAAGATCAACACCAAAACGATTATTATTTTCAGAATATAAACTAGAATCTAAGGGATGTGTTCCTGTCACAATATCACGAAATGTTAAAATATTAGGAGTACCAACAGCTACAGAAATTTTACCGTCACGCATAGCAAACATTAACTCATTAATGTGTTTACGTTGTTCTTCTGGTAAAGCTTTTAGTCTAGGTGAAAATTGTTCAAATAGACCTACTAATTGTCCAGCCATTGGTTAACTCCTTTTATAGTATTTATCTACAAGCAAAGCTAATTACTTTATCTACACGAAAAGAACGCCAACCTTCAGCGTTTATATCCCACACAGGAATAACTTCTTCATTAATAGCCCGAACTTTTTTCTGAGAAAGAGGATCTTCTTTCTTAGCTGCTGGAATAATATTTGGTTGAAGAGTGCATATCATATCACGTTCTTCACCGTTTGTTTTCTTAAAAATTACACGACACTCAGATTGTTGCAATCGAGTCATCATATAATCACGTGTCATTTCTTCAGTCATCTTTTTTCCTTTTTTCTAATTCTTTCATAATATCAGGATTTTCCATTAACAACTTAATAGTAGGTTCCCAATTCTTAATCATTTCTTCAATATACATTAAGCGACGATCAATAAAATTAATCTGATATTCAGCCATCTAACATATCCAAATAGCAGTAACCAAACTTAGCACGAGACTCATGGGATTCTAAATCAAGTTTACAATTTTCCATTCTCCGAAGAACTGCTTCGGTTGGTCGACCATTACGATCTACTTTAACTGCCCACATTTTACTCTCCTTTATAGTGGCTATCAAAGGTTCCATATAACCTTAGTTTTACATTTTTAATATGATTACAAGGCACTCTAGGTTTCTTTTTACAAGAACAGCTAAAACCATCGGTATGCATTTTTACAGTGCCTTTAGCATATGACCATTCCGTACCGACTAGCCAGTGCTTTTTAGTTTCAATTCCAAATGATGGAAATATAGTCATAATATAGTTTCCGATTCTTTACATAATATATAATAACTCATATAGAGCCAAAAGTAAACAGTTAATTAACCGTTTTCATATTTTTTTCTTACATCTAAAAATGCGGGGAGATAATCATGAGTGTTAACTTTAAAGACCTGAGGTTCTGCATCATCTACTGTAATAATAATAACACCCTGTTTAATAGGAATTTCAGTTCTTTCATAGAAAGCCGCAGCATAAAATGCCGCTTGGATAAAATAGTTTGTAATCCATTCTTTCTTTTTTGTTCTACGAGATGTCTTAAAATCTACAATAGATAATTGACCATCAAACTCAGCAATACAATCAACTTGCCCTGCCGTCTTTAATAGATCACTATATAAAAATTCTTCTTGAAACCAAATGTTATCTAATCTTTCATCTATAATACCTTTAATATGATTAAAGGCAAATAGATTGTGAGGCATTACATTGTCTTTCCATTCGGGAACATTATCAATATAATCTTCTGCTAATTTGTGTACAGCAGTTCCTCTAGTAGCAGCACGCCGAGATATTTTATTGGCTTCTTCTTCACCAACCTTCTTTCTCCATGCTAAGAGACCATCTTTATTTAAAGCACCTAAAACTGTGGTAATAGAAGGATATGCTTTACCTTCAGGTGTAAAGTATTTACGACCAGCTTCAGTGGTTTTTCTTTCTATTTTAGGTAAAACTAAACCATGGTCAACGTGATTAAACAATGTGTTCCTCTCTATCATTTTCCCAAATGCTTATGCAGTTATAAAGACCCGAGGCTAAAGTTTTATCATATTCTAGCATTTCTTCCCATTGTACAATAACTTCATCAAGTTGATTGCGTGATAATTCTTCGGGACCGTCTACACCAAAGTGATTTTGAATTAACTCTAAAGCCCATTCGGTTACTTGGTTCTCAATCCACTCAGACATCTTATGTGCTTTATGTATTTTAAATTTATCCATCTATTAATGTACTCCACTTTTTAAGTTTTTCTTTTTTAGCACCGCTTCTAGCATAGATATGTTTCCAGTCTAATACATCATGTTCACACATTAAATCAATCATACAATAAACATCACCAACTTCTTCAAGAAGTTTATTTCTTTGATCGTCTTCTATTTCAGAAAACTTTTTATATTTACGAATAATCTTACTACATCTCTGAGTAAGTTCTCCACATTCTTCTGCAGTAATAATCATTAGCTGCTGAAGTTTATTAATTGGACTATCTTTCATATTAAAACTCCTTTACTCA